GATTATTATATCTTATTTATTTCGAAACTAATAATTCTTTAAGATATGTTTTTCTATTAAAATCAGCTTTCTTTTTTATAGCTCTATTTACAGTTTCAATTTCTCCAAAATGAAAAACTTTTTGTTTTGCTCTGGTTTGACCGACATAAATTAAATTACTATTAAGCATAAATGTATGTGCTTTAGGAGTAATAAGAATAACTATTTTTGCTTGACCACCTTGAGATTTCATTAAACTTATACTATAAGCTAATTTAATATTTAATAAATCATTTTTTGTATAAATAACCATCTCATCAAATTGTATTATAGCTTTACCATATTCAATCTTAATTATCTTTCCTATTTCACCATTAGCAATAAATGTTTTATCATCTTCATCTATCCATCCATCTTTATATCTTATTGCTTTATAATTATTTACTGTTTGTATTATAAGATCATTTTCATAAAATTTTGTGTCTCCAATTTGAATGTTAATACCTTTCTTTAAAACATTAGAATTTGATATAGGTTGTAAGTGTTTATTGATATTTACTGTTCCATATTCACCAACATTATAAGATGAAAGTATCATAATATCTTCTTTAGAATTTCCAGAAGTTATAAGTTTTTTATATAAGGCAATTACATTATTAATCATTTTTTCTTGTTTCATTGGTATAAACATATATCCTTTGTCTTTACCATATATTTGTGGTTTTTGAAAATCTTCTAAAAATTTTTCACTATTTCTTGTTTTAGTTGCTACAGTCAAAATACCTCCTTCTCCATATCTAAATATTTGTGTAAGTGAAACAATCGGGAGTTTATTAGAATTAATTAAATCAAAAAATACATTACCTGCTCCAACAGAAGGAATTTGGTTTGAATCTCCAATCATTAATAATTTTGTTTTATTAAAATTAATTGCTTCTAACAAATGCCTATTTAAAAACACATCAACCATTGAAAATTCATCTACTATAACTACATCATAAGGTAATGGATATTCTTTATTATAACCCCATTCTGGAGGCATATAAGCTAATCCTCTATGTATTGTAGACGCATTTTCTTTAGTGAATTCAGAAAGAACTTTTGCAGCCCTACCTGTTGGTGCTAATAAGATAAATGATTTTTTATTAGCTCTTAACATATCGATTACTGATTTTGTTGTTTGTGATTTTCCCGAACCTGCACTTCCATTGAGAATACATACATTAAAATTACATATCATTGGTAATACTTGATATTGCTGATCAGTAAGAGTAACTTCTGAATTGCTTTTATATTTTTCAGTGTCTATATCCCATTTATTTTCTATATTCAGCCCTTCTAAAATTTTATCAGCAATATATAACTCTGTTTGATATGTTTCTTCTAATGAAACAGTATTGCTCGTTTTATCAAAATGAATATCTTCATCATTCTTAATAATATTAACAAAGTGTTCAATGCATTTTTTTGCTAAAGTTTCAGATTGTTTTTTTAACGCTTTGACATCAATTTTAGTATTCCCATCGTTTTCATTTTCTTCTAGCAAAAACATAATTGCAGATTTTTGTCTCTGATTCGAAGTTAATAAATCGAATGTGAAATCAATGGGTGGGTTTTCTCCTTTTAGTTTCATTTCTATGCAGTCTTTGTTAAATTCAAGGAGTATCTTATCTGCGGTTTTAAATGCGATACGTGACAGACCGCATAAACACATGTACGGATTATCTTGCAATTTTTCTTTAATTTTATCTACAGACCCATATTTATCATAAAGGATTTTTAATACTTTGAATTCAAAAAATCCTTTAAATTCAGTTACGAGTTCGGCTAATGCGAAATTTTCAATGATTTTACGTTTGATAACATCAAAGCGATATTGCCCTATGTTGTATAGTTTTTTTAAGTCAATATCGTCTAAACGATTATTAATTACTCTATCAATAATGTCTGGATACTCACGTATTATTTCATCGACTTGGCTATGACTATCTAGTATGCTTTGTAAAAATAATCTTGTAGATGCTTCTGTTTTAGGTCTATCTCTTTTGATATTAATAAACTTATATTGAATACCACTTTTGCCATTTTGTTCTTCGGCACGTATAGTATACTCTACCCCATCCTCTAGATCAGGAAGATTACCAACAAGACTTACATTTTTATATTTATTTGGCTTTATATTTGGAAATTTATTATAATCTACTTTAAGACCATATATTTTATAGTCTTCAATATTATAAGGATTGCTTACTACTATACCCTGAAATTCTACTAAAGTTTTATTTGTCAATTAATACACCTCATAATCAAATAATATATCTTCAAGTTCATCTGACTTCATCCATTTACCACCCACATTCTTAGTCTTAAATTGTGTTTTAAATTCATTAACTTTTAAAACGTCATATAGTTTGAATGGATTTTCAATATATATCTTTCCATCTTTTATTTTTGTCTTCATTTCTTTACCACTATTTATTTGTCTAAGAGTTACATAAGGTTTAGTTTTATCTTTATATACCTCAAATTTAATTATGATGTAAAAGCCATCTCCTGCCTTTTCATTAATATATTTAACATACTCTAAATAATCCATTTCAAATTTGACTTGATCTTTGATTGACATTGGTTTGTCTTCTATAATTTTAATAACTTCTCGAATAAATCCCATCATATTTAATTCTTTATAAAGTGTATTAGTTGTTTTATTACTATATTTCTGTAAAATTTCTTCATTAATATTTAATTTTGGAATTTCTTTAAAATTGATTTGTTTTCGTAAAGCAAAATTATCATATGTTTCAATGATTTTAAGAAGTTTTTTATTTTTACCAAATTTCTTAAAGAAATCTAAACCAGTTAATATTTTTAATTGTCTTGCATCAATTGAAGTAGTTTTAATATCTTCAAGTAAATCTAGAAAATCTGTGTATTCTTTTTTTTGTGCTAAATCATATAATTCTCTAGCAACTTGTGCATTAAGATATTTAATTGAAGTTAAGGATTTATATATTGTCTTTGTATTTTTATTAAATGTATAAGTATCAGTGGAATTGCCAAATTCTATATCTGATAATTTAATATTAAAAAATGATAATTCATTAAGTATTTTGCTAGTTTTTTCGGTATTTGAATCATATTCATTTAATATAACTGTATAATATTCTAATGGATAATTAGCTTTTAAATAACCACCATATAAACTATCCCATGCAACACTAAGCGAATGTGATGCATTAAAAGAATACCCTGCTGCTGCTTCTACAACTTGCCATACTTCTTCAAAATTCTCATCATTACCTACATTTTTTATATATCCTGCAATTAATTCACTTTTAAGTTCTGCAATTTCTTCTTCTTTAAATTTCTTCTTTGCGATTTTTTTAATAATATCATAAGTATGATCTTCTTTAAGTCCACACCATACAAGAAATGCCATAATTGATTCTTGATAGAGCATAAAATGATATGATGGTTCGAAAATATCATCTATTTCTTTAACACCAGTTGAATATTCTTTTCTTTCTAAAAATGTGTTAAGTAAACTTGCAAATCCTGGTCTAATTGCAGCCACAAACCCACTAATTTCAGCTACATTAATAGGAGAATATTTCTTAACAAATGTGGTACTTAAATCGGTATCTACTTGATTTAACGTTGCAGTTAACCCATTCTTATATAAATCCCATACTTTACTATTAAGAAGTTGTTTTAATTCACGAATATTCGGTATTGGTTTATTAAGTAATTTAAATGTATCTGATACAATTTTCCATACTTTAACTGTAAGAAAATCATTTTTTAAATACTTCCAAACATCAGATGTATATCCATCAATACATGCACATATTTGATCTCCAACCTTAAGTAATCCTAATTCTTTAGATATTGGTTTATTTAACATAACAAAACTACATGGACTTGGAGATATGCTATCTATGACTCCAATAAACATTTTTGATTCTTCAATTAAATTTTTCCATTTTGGATCATTAGTATATTTTTCTATATCTTTCCCTACTTCATTATATATATCCATTGGCATATCATATGCTCTACATAGATTTCTAAAAGCAGACGATTCTTTCATAGTTCCTATAGCATACATGTAATAAACATTATCTTCTCCTAAAATATCTTTAGATGCTTTAATTGGTGCATCAACGTCAGCCCAATTAAAATCAATATCTGGTAAAGATTTAGATTCAAGAATTCTTGAAACAGTCATAAATCTAGATGGATAAAGAGGTACTTCAGATTCAAATCTATCTATTTCTGTAAATCCTAAAAGTTTATTTATATAGAAACTTACACTCGATCCTCTTCCTGTCCTAGTAAGAATACCATTATAAACATTAACAGCCCTATCAATAATTCTTTCATTTAACAAAAAATAATCTGCCATATTTGTATTTTTAATTGTATTAAATTCAAATGCAATACCTTCTTGATATTCTTTATGTCTTTTTGGATCAATATTTTTCTTTTCTACATTCCATTTTTCTACAATGATTGATTTAAGTTTTTTATTAGAATCTTCATTAGGATATATAGTTGGCATTTTAACTTCTTTTGTGAAAACTAAATCTTCACATTTATCAAAAATTAAAGTATTAGTAATAGCTTCTTTAATTTGATTATCAGTTAAAACATTTTGTTCTTTATATCTTTCTATAATTGTTTCATAATCAGGATAATCTAAAATAAATCCGTCTTCATCTTCATATCTTAGACCTTTGCCTTTCAAAAATAAATCTCTATCATATTTTTGTTCAGGATAAATATAATGAGAATCATTAGCATGAATAATTGGCACTTTATAATCATTAGATAACTTAATAATATTTAAATTATGATTCACTTGAATTTGGTGTGAATGTGCTTGGGTTTCTAAATAAAAATTATTTCCAAAATGTTTTATTATAGGTTCTAAAAATATATTTTTAGTATCTTCATCTCTTAATATTCCTGCAACACAAGCAGAAGTGATAATAAAATTATTTGGATTTAAAGATAACAATAACTCTAAATCTATACGCGGTTTATAATAAAAACCTGTCTTATTTGATTCAGACATTACTTCATTTAATTGATAAAATGCATCTTGATTTTTACCAATAACAATAATATGTCTATTTGAATTATCCTTCTCAAATCTATTTGCTACAATATATAATTCTGCACCAAAAATCATTTTAAGATCATTTTTTTGGCACAAATCATACATTTCTAAATAATTACCACCCCACCCATGTTGAGTTGTAAATATAGTAGTATGATTTAACTCTTTAGCTCTATCAATGTAATTTTGTGGTTTTACTATACAATCTAAAGTTCTGATATTTGAATAATGACAATGTTTATGATAATTATTATATCTCATTTATTAACTCCTTCTTGCGAAATTAGATTGTTGTTCATATAAAGTTTGATAGATATTATATTTACGAATTAAATATCTAGTTGCATCTTTATATAAATGATTCATAATGTTTAAAACTTGATTATTACCACCATATCTAATAGAAGATACTATATGATTAGGTCTTCTCTTTTCAAGTTTGAGATTTTTCTTGATAAAACCATTTATAAAGAAATAATTATGTATAAATGTTAATAATTTATCAGTACCACAAAAAGATATATTATAATCTGGATTTTTAATACTTCGATAAATACTTCCATCTCCATCAAAATAACCTCTTATGAAATGTCTAATTAGATTATTATTTATATTAGGTTTATTTACTATATTTGTTTTATTTAGAAATACACCATGTTTTATTAAATCATCTCTCATTTTATAATCAGTAATTAATAATTTAGAGTATTCTATACCAATTTTGTACCCTCCAGTAGTAATATATTTTTTAATAGGAGAATCACTTTTTAAATCATTTTTTAATTGATATATAATATATTCATCACAACTTTTTAGACTTAATCCAAATTTTCCGTCTTTTGTAACGAATCCATCTGCATACAAAAATCCTAGCCAATATGCTTTTTCTGGAGTATTAATTATCTCAAAATAATATTGATCACAACTATATACTTTTGAATTAAATGCATTGGAACGTATTTCATAACCATTATTTATTAAAATATCACTAATTAATTTGTAATTTATTTTATATTTTAATGAAATAAATCTTATACTATTTCCATCATTATAATCTTTAATATAATTAGTGACATCATTTATATTAATATCTGAATAATTATGTGGTTTCCTTCCACAATTTACTATCTTTCCATTAATAATTTCTCTTAACTTTTTAATTATTGGTATTTCAGTTTTTTTATTTATCTTACAGTAATTACAATCACATAAACACTTGACTGCAAATGATCTATTTTGAAAATGATTGTCTACAAATTCTATTATTGTTAAATTTCCATATTGTTTATTTATATATAATTCTTTATCTAATTTCATTTATACCTCCTAGTTTATAAATCATCCATCCAACTCAAATCATCTTCATTACTATCTGCTGATTCTATACGATTTTTTCTTTTCTCTAAGTATTCAGCATATGGTTTATGAAGATTTGCACTATATCCACTTAAATTTGCGAAGAAATATGATTTAGCATCCGTAATTTCTTCCCACCATACACTTTCATTTTTAGTTTTTATGTATCTTAATTCTTTTTTACTAATATCAACAATTGTATGAATAATATCTAATTTAAGATTATCAATTTCTTCTTGTGTAAAAGGAATATATACATAGCAATCTCGAATATTATATTTAGATTGTATATCTTTTGGTAAACATGATATATCATTGGTCATAGATAATAAGTCTAAATATGATTCAATTTCTTCATCAGAATAACACTTTGTTTTATTTAACCACATCTTAGCATTTGATTTCAAACTAATACCAATTTCACTTCTTAGTATATTTCTTTCAGTAGTTTTTCCATTTGCTTGTTGTACAATAACAGTTACATATTTTAAAAAGTTCCAACGTATCTTAATATTCTCTAATGGTATTCCTAATTGTCTTAGTCCTTCTGCATATAGAATTAACTGTCCTTTTTCTTTGTCTATTTTTTTACCAGTATATATACTTGATGTTTTCCAATCAGTAATAATAAAACAACCATTTTCTTTATGTATGAAATCAATATATCCTTGGAAGATAAAACTATTGATCTTTATAATAATAAATTTTTCTATTTCAACTTTTTTATTTATTACATTATGATTTTGGAAAAAATGTCTTATACAAGATTCATATTTATGTGCTATATTATTATTTTTCTCTTCATTGGTTCTGTCATATTTTAATTCTCCAGCGTTAAATGTGAATAAATAATTCTCGTATTCTTGTAACATATCTTCATATTTAATTTCATTACTATAAAATTTCTCAAGTATTGAATGACAAGCGTTTCCACTAACACCATAGATCCCATCATCTCTATCTTCTTTAATTTTAAGTATATATTTTAAAAAATATTCATAAACAGAATTTTTAAAACAATTATATCTTGACCAACTATATAATTGATGTACATTCAATTTCTTTTTTAATTTTTCTAACTGTTTGCTTGTTTTTCGAGCCACTTTAAATATTTCCTTCTTTCCTTTTTGTCGTATAAAATTTTATACTTAAATAAATATCTATAAATTTTATTAATTGCGTCTGCTGGACTCATTTTATCTTCAAGTAAATCATATTTATCGAATATGTAATATACATTCCTGATTCCATAAAAAAGATCACAAGTGCTTCTTATATGTTCAATAGATATTCCTTTATCAAAAGCAATCACTATATCTACATTTAATCCTATAAGAATTTTCACCTGTTCATTAGAAATATCATGACAGCAAACAGCAACCCCAGTACCATCATTTCTACTATGACGTTTTAACACACTCTTTTCTGCTTCATAAACTATAACATATCCTGCTTCTTGTATAGTTTGGTAATTTTCTTGCAATCCATAAATATTCATACTTTTAGGAAAATTTTTTAATGGAAAATATTTTGGAATGTCTAACATTTCCCATTCTTTTATGACCGTTCTTCCTATCACACCTACATAATCATTCTTTTCTCCACTCCAAAAGCGATGAGGGACAACTATTCTCTTTCTATTTACACTATATCCAATATTAAATTCTTTTGAAGTCCAAGGCATAATGCCCTCACGTACCCATTCTATATGTATGTAGGGTATATATTCACTCAAACAATCTTCATTCATAACATCTAAATTTACATCACAAGAATATCTTTTTCTTTTAACTTTTTTGAAAATTTCTAATGGATCTTTAAATTCTGTTTCATTTTTCTTATTAAATTTAAACTTATATTCAAGACCAAATAAATTATGAATGTATCTATTAGCTTCTGAAAAAGATATATTTTTAATATTCATACACAAAGTAAATATATTACCTCTAATAATATTACTATCAGATTGAAATATTTTCATTTTTAATGTTTCTTTTTTAACAGAAATAGCATCTTTGCTTAAATGAGTAGGTAATCCACATCTATATTCTTTGCTATATTCTTTAAGATGGTGACACTTCAAATCTTCAAGTATTAATGTAATTTTATCATTATCAATAATATATTGAATTAATTCATTTGCAGTCATATCACCATCCCCTTAAAAATCTACTGGAACTACTGTATATCCAACTTCTTTATATATATTGCGAGAAAGGTCGTGTTCCACAATAATCTGATATTCATTTGTACTTCCTTCGCGATTTTTAACTATAAATATTATTTGATAATTTTTACCCTTTTTTAATTTTACTGGTATTTGAGTTTCAATATTACCTTGTCTTTTTTCTCTTCTATAGACATCAAGTTCTCGTTTACCGCCTTCTAATTCATCATCAAACACTTTTCTAATCATAAGACAAGTTGATGCTACATCTACAATATTTTTAGCCATACCAATATTATCTTGATCATAATATCTTTGTTTTGAACTACTCTTACTTAATTGAAATGTAATCCATATATGAACATTCTTTGCTTCTGCTTTAATAACATCATTTATTTCAACCATATTTTGTTGCATACTAAACCAAAATGCTTCACTACTTAAAGTCTTAGCATCTGCTTTAAATGTATCAAGCATAAAATATTTAACGCCCATACTAGAATATTTTTTAATTGTTTTAATTGCTTTAGCTGTAGTATATTGAGTAAATGGTTTTAATATAATTGTATTTTTATATTGTTTAATCCATTCAGAACATTTTTTTAATAACGCTTTTACTTCTGGTTTATATTTTCCATCTCGTACAATATACTTTTGCAAATCTTCTTTAAAAATATTATTTGCAATCCAAACAATAAATTCACGTTGCCACTTTTTTTTACCTTCTTCATTTATCATTATAATTATTTTTTCTTTGTGTTCTAATATACTTGGAAGAAGCAAAATTCTACTTAAAGCAGTTTTACCAACACCACTTAAACCACCAACCAAAGTAATATTTCCTTCAAGATTGCCACCAATTTCTTTATTTAACATTGGTGTATTATGTAATGGTAAACCTACTGCCATCCCAAGATCTA